TATTACTGCTTTGTTCTGTGCAGCACGAAGCATCTGGTGATTGATGGCTATTTCATTGCGCATAATAAGACCTCAACTCTTTTCCATCCGTCACGTAATTTACGGGTGATTCGTTCAAGTAAAGATTCATTTAGTTGGAAGGCACCCATGCGAGCGCCTCCCGCGATTGCGTAAATCATGGGTGGTTCCTTATGTTGGTTTTATTAGTAGGTTATTTTTGTTGCGAATACTTCGCCTTTTACGATGGCTGTTATGATATTTTTAGCAACATCTTCTGATGCGCCAACCTTGATAAGGTCAGCAAGTATTTTGTTATTTACTTCTTTCCGGTGAGCTTTATCCTTTGCTCTGCGCTCTTCTTCGTCCTTGATTCTTTTTTCTTCTGCTATTCTGGCTTGCTCTTTTGCTTCAGCCTCGCGCCGGATTCGTTCAGCCTCCTCCTGTGCTTTTCGGCGTTCTGCTTCAATTGCCGCCTGCTTTTCTCTTTCAGCTCGTTCTGCTGCCTCTTTTGCTTCGCGCTGTGCTCGTTGCTCGGCTTCAATGCGTTCACGCTCTGCACGTTCCGCTGCGGCCTTAGCTTCTGCTTCTCGCCTTGCTGCTGCTTCAATTTCGGCTTTTGCCTTTGCTTCGGCTTCTGCTCTGGCTTTCTCTTCAGCTTCTCTTTTTAAGCGTTCTTCATGCTCTCGCTTTTCCTGCTCCGCTTTGAGTCTTGCCTCTTCTCTTTGGCGGTCAAATTCGCGATCCATCAAAATCGCTATTTCATGGTCAGACTCAATTTGCTTTGCGAGAGCTTCAGCTGCTGCCTTAGCTTCTTCTTCGGCTTTAATCCGCGCCTGTTCTTCCTCATAATCAGTAAGAGGCTGGCGCGCCTTGGCTTTCAGTTCATCAAGGCGATCGCGCACTGTCTTGCGGTTAGCATCAATTAGCTTTGGAATTTCCTTCAGTTCAGCAACAAGGTCTTTACCAAGACCATCGAGATATGTTTTCGTCTGCGCAACTTTATACGCCAGAGAAGCGATCTCCTTTCTGCCCTTTGCCGTTGTGATATCAGGCACAAAGGACATAACTTCACGTTCAACCTTTTGAAGGATTTCTTCAATCTGGTCGGCAGACTGAAATACAGTCATTGCATTTGCTTTTTCAATAACAACTAAATCTGTTACTTCACTCATATATCCTCCTTAATTTGTATGCGTCAAATCCGCGCTCAGGCTGCTGAGGTTTCTTCTTTCAGGCTTTCGATATATTTACGTGGGTCGTCGTAACATTGGCATTCGCTGTACCAATCTACCCAGCGATCCGTAAGCCCCATCTCTGATAAATCTTCATCAGTAATGCTCTCATCCCACATCTCAAGGCCGTTAGCATTGCAGTAGTCAGGCTTGATATTGTTGTCATACTGAAAGGCATCATAATCAGCCAGTGCATCCATCAGGCGAACACCCTCTTCAACACTTGCCACTTCTACAATGAACGGCTTCATAGGAACTTGCGGGATATGCCAGACACGTAATTTCATATTTCCTCCGTCAAAAAAATGCCCTCACACTGGAGGGCAAAGAAGATTTCCAATAATCAGAACAAGTCGGCTCCTGTTTAGTTACGAGCGACATTGCTCCGTGTATTCACTCGTTGGAATGAATACACAGTGCTTATTCGTACTAATAAAACACCCAGTTTTCTGTTTCTTGGTTGTGTCCAAAGTTATATTCAATATCTGGTGTTGATGTATCAATATTTTTCATCCCATCAACAAGAGTTGATACAACAGCCAAATCTTGTTTTATTCTCATTAAATGGTATTTCTTCCGACGCAATAAACTTTCAATAGCAAGTTTCTTCGTTGGGAATGCAAAAGATCTTTCTGCATTTTTTGCTACTTTCTTAATTGCATATCTATTTCTCCTTTGTTTCCATTCCTGTAACCACTGATTTGGTGCTGGTTTAAAATCAACAATCCAATGCGCAGGAACCAACCATGCATAATGCTCTGTCTGATGAAAAGCTATATATTGAAGTGCGAATATTTTGATTCCATCTTCTTCAACTGTCGCTTGGAATCTCCAGAAAACAGGCATTCCATTATGTTCAGTTTCTGATTCAGGAAAAGGTACGCTCCATGATTTTGTCATATCTCACCTCAAATAATTCAGTGCAGTGTTTATTCTGTTGTTTATGCCAAAAATAAAGGCCGACTATGCGGCCTCGGAAGGAAGTCCAATCATCTTATTCAAATCTTCTACCCGTAAAGCAGGAAGTGCTGTACTTGCTTTATCTGCTTCTTTTGGTAGCAATTCTTTGCTTTCAGGCCAAACTTCAATAAGTCGCTTAACTGTTGTGACTGAGTTCAAAGCAGCCCATACATTTGATTCGATATCCTTTTTCTTGGCTTCAAGTTTTTGTTGCAATGCGCAGATTTCATCAAACCTTTTTGTTATTTCGTGTTCTGCGTCAAACATGCATTTATCTTTTTCTGGGGTGGGGAGCAATATATCTTCACCGTTGCCGTCTTTTCCGTATGAATGCCAGCCAACCCTTCTTCCAGATACAGTCAGATAAATCGAAGCAGAACGAACATCGCATGAGTAAAATGAACATCCCATCTTCTCAAGTTCTTCACTTATAGCTGCTAACTTGGATGATAACCGATCCACTTCCTCAGTTTTCTTTTTACCGCCAAACGCAATAACTCTGGCGTCAAGTGCAAGCTGGTTCTTTAACTTTGTTACTTCTTCAAGTTCAGTGAAAACCCCAGACTTAATTAAAGCGTTACGAGCGATTTCCTCTTTCATTCTCGTAGTTAAGCGGATTGATGACATATTAATTCCTCTCAAATAAGTGGTTTGCTGCCTAATTTCATTTTCTGGCGACCAACACAGGTCACACCCATTTCACTGCGTGGCTTGCGGTAGTAAATACGGTTATTTATGTCATTAAAAACCAGCGTGAGCGTGGTTATTTTTTCTTTCCAAGAGATGGAAGCCCTCCAGAATAATCTGGACCACTTGAACGATGCATTTGATACAATATTGCGTTTTTGTTGGCGTTTAGTGGCTTTGTTGCGAAAGAAATTTTTTCTCGTTTTACATCTCTTATCATCATCAACTCACGTTCTGATGCTTTTGGATGATAATCATTGATATGCTTCCATGCTGCCTTGGCGCTGAATTTTCTTCCACATAAAGGGCAATAGCATTTATATGATACTTGTTTGCTAGTCATTTCTATCTCGCCGTAATTGATTTCATTGACCTGTAACCAGCAGCATACAGTGCAACTTCAGGCAAACAAACGCTTCCGCCATTCGCATCTGTATTTGATTTACTGATGATGCCGAGTGATATTGCTTTTTCAGAAAGACTTAAACGCTTTCTCGGTTCTTCCTGAACAGCTTCCTCACTGTCTGTGCCGAAGATCGAATCGATGATGTTGCAGATGGAATCACGCTCGATAGCCAGCTTTCTGCGCCGCTCATGACGGCGAGTTTTGGCATTTCCTGCAAATGTTGATTTTCCGTACACGATTACCGTCATGATGTTTTCCTCATGTGAAATGGCTTTGGTGGTGATGCGCCAGGTGCTGATCTTCTGGTTGCTGTCGTTGCAGCTGCAATTCACATCACCGCCAAACCCATCTCGTTTGGTATCTGTTTGCGCTTTGTCAGCGCCCCATCGAAGTTAAAGAGCCTGCCAATCTGTTCCGTTTGGCTTCCAGCTTCCTGCTGATGGCTAAATAGTACGATGTGTGCTTTATTGAGTCAATACAAAATGTTCTAAATGCGGTTAGTTTTTTATAACACTTTGTATTTTATTGATTTATATTTTGGAAAAAGAAAACCCGACGCTAAGGTCGGGTTATTGTTGTGTGTTTTAGAGTGGTGAGGCTGTTAACTAAATGTCTCTTCAGGCCACTGGCTGGCGATAACTTTCCCTACTACGGAACAGCTATCATTGCATGGGATCATTGGATATTGCGGGTTTAGTGGTTGTAGGAACACCTGACCGCTATCCCTGATCAGTTTCTTGAAGGTAAACTCGTCACCACCAAGTCTGGCTATGCAGAAATCACCTGGCTCAACAGCCTGCTCAGGGTCAACGAGAATTAACATCCCGTCAGGAAAGCTTGGCTTGGATCCTGTTGGTGCGGTCATGGAATTACCTTCAACTTCAAGCCAAAACGCACAATCACTGGCTTTTTTGGTTGTGCTGACCCATCTCTCCGCATCGCCTTTGGTAAAGGTTCTAAGCTCAGGCGAGAACATCCCGGCCTGAACATGAGAAAAAACAGGGTACTCATATTGTTTTTTAACGGGGGCAGATGAGTATTCGCCAACAGGTGAAAATGTACCGTCGTGGTTGAATGAGACGTTATCAATACCAAGGTATTTAAACACCACACCAATCTCGTCAAGAGATGGATGACGAGATCCGCGCAACCAGTGACCAATTCCACCCTGCGTCATACCAAGCTCTTCAGCTAACTTCTCTTGAGTTATGCCGAGTTCTTTCATTCTGGATCTAGCCAGTTCATACCATTTCATTTTCATATCCTTATTATTACGCTCTGTACTAAAACCATCCATGCACAAGATGTATTTTTTGTTTGCATTCCAAAAGTACATGTCGTATTATTGTTTCATGGTTACTATGGAGGGCATATGAGCAACCTACGAAAATATCGAGAGTCACTGAATATCTCTCAAACAACACTTGCTAAGGCGGTTGGATGCACACAGGGAGCTATCGGACATTGGGAATCTGGTCGTCGCTTCCCAGACCTTAAAACATGCCGTGCTCTTGTTGCGTGCCTAAACAAGTTAGGCGCAAAAGTCAGTCTTGATGACGTGTTCCCACCGGAACACAAAGCCGCTTAATAAGCGGATCCGCTCTTTATCAATCTGCACCGCCGACAACGCGGTAACTAATTAATCACTCATCGAAAGATGAGTATTAGTGATTATTTACCTATGGAAATAGTAAGAAATGGAACAAACAAGTTACAGCAAACTATCACAGAGCGACGTTGATCGCGCAGAAACAGATTTACTCATCAACCTGTCAACGCTTACCCAGCGCGGTCTGGCAAAGATGATTGGCTGTCATGAATCGAAGATAAGCAGAACGGACTGGAGATTTATTGCTTCGGTCTTGTGTGCTTTTGGAATGGCATCAGACATCAGTCCAATTAGCAGGGCTTTTAAGTATGCGCTTGATGGACTCACCAATAAAAAACGCCCGGCGGCAACCGAGCGTTCTGAACAAATCCAGATGGAATTCTGAGGTCATTACTGGATCAATCCACAGGAGTAATTATGACAAAACAACTCAGTCCTTACCAGGACAAAATTCACAAACACATACTACGTGATCGCTTCCTGTCCAGCTTCAAGCAGCCTGGTCGATTCCGGGCTGAGTTGGAAAAAGTGAAGCTGATGCAGAAGGAGAAAGGTCATGAGTAACATATCTAATCTAGCCGAAGCCAGAGAGGCCAGAAGGCTACAACGACCGCATCAAAGCAGCGGTAAGGGGTATGCCTTGCTGCACCGTAAAATTATGGATGTGCCGTTTTACAAGGACGCAGAAGCAGCGCATCTGTGGGTTCACTTAATCCTCAAAGCAAAGCATACGCCTGAGTATGTAATGACTGACGCAGGAGAAATTCTGGTAGGCAAAGGGAAGCTACTTGGCGGTAGAAACTCTCTGGCGTTTGAAACAGGACTCAAACCAGATCGCGTTCAGTACCTGCTTAGAAAGTTCAAAAAACTCGGCATGATTGACTGGGTTTCACACGGTAAATTCTCAGTTTTCTCGGTAGAGAAATATGACGATTATCAGTCAAATTTTGTACCAGCAGATTACCAGCAAATTACCACCTCAAAGCCAGCAATACCAATGCCTGTAAGCAATACAGTACCAGCAGATTACCAGCAAATTACCACAGATAAAGAATATAATAATATTATCTCTAATACTGACGTATTAGAGAGTGCCACAGCAGACAAAAAGTCTGACAAGAAAAAACCTTCCGTCAGCTGTCAGGATGTTGTCGATGCTTACCACGAAATCCTTCCTGAAGCGCCAAGAATCCGCGCACTGAATGACAAGCGTAAAAACCAGATCCGAACGTTCTGGCGCAAAGCCGGAGTTATAACCCGCCAGCTTGACGGGCATGGGTTCTCGATGCAGGACTGGAGAAATTATTTGAGCTACGTAGGCGAAAATTGCCGATGGATGTTCGAAGAGCGCCCAAACCATCAACGCGGAACTGTCTGGCACAAAAAGGGATTTGATTTCCTGCTTAACGATAATACCTACCTGAAAGTTCGTGAGGGTGAACACGATGACCGATAATTTTTATGCGCCGCCCCATAGCATCGAGGCAGAGCAGGCGGTGATTGGTGGATTGCTTCTGGATGATGACAGCAGTGAGCGCGTCCAGAAAGTTCTGGCGATGCTGAAGCCTGATTCATTTTACAGCCGACCACACAAAATCCTTTTCGAAGAAATAATCAGAATGCACCGGGAGCAAAAGCCAGTAGATGGCCTGACGCTTTTCGATGAACTGGAGCGTAAATCGTTAACGGCGTCTGTTGGCGGTTTTGCTTATATCGCTGAGATCGCAAAGAACACGCCAAGCGCCGCAAACATCGTTGCCTATGCAATGCAGGTTCGCGAAACCGCAATGGAACGCTACGCCATCAACCGCATGACTGAAGCGACGGAATTGCTCTATTCCCGCAACGGAATGACTGCGACGCAGAAGTACGAAGCTATTCAGGCGATTTTCACGCAACTGACAGACCATGCAAAAACCGGATCGCGTCGCGGCCTTCGCTCATTTGGTGAGGTCATGGAAGACTGGGTTAGCGACCTTGAGAAGCGATTTGACCCGTCAGGCGAACAACGAGGAATGAGCACAGGGATCCCATCGCTGGACAGGATGCTGTCACCGAAAGGTCTGGTGAAAGGCTCTCTGTTTGTCATTGGCGCTCGCCCTAAGATGGGGAAAACGACGCTATACAGCCAGATGGCAATCAACTGCGCAGTGCATGAGAAAAAGCCCGCTCTGATGTTCAGCCTTGAAATGCCAAGTGACCAGATACTGGAAAAACTGGTAGGGCAGAAGTCAGGTGTTAACCCGAATATTTTTTACCTTCCGGCGACAAATGACGCTGATGACGGCTATCAGGGTGATTACGATGGTGACTTCAACAGGGCGATAGAAACAGCCAATCGCTTGAGTGAAATCGACCTGCTTTACATCGACGACACGCCGGGATTATCTCTGGCTCAAATCGTCAGCGAAAGCCGTCGAATCAAACGAGAAAAAGGATGCGTTGGCATGATTCTTGTCGATTACCTGACACTAATGACCGCTGAAAAGGCCGATCGTAACGACCTTGCCTACGGCATGATCACCAAAGGACTGAAGAACCTTGCCAAAGAGCTTGATTGCGTTGTTGTGCTTCTGACACAGCTTAACCGCGCACTGGAAAGCCGAACCAATAAACGCCCATTACCAAGTGACTCCCGAGATACAGGGCAGATTGAACAGGATTGCGATTATTGGGTGGGGATCCATCGTGAAGGTGCTTTTGATGACAGTGTTCCACCTGGTGAAACCGAACTAATCCTTCGTCTCAATCGTCATGGCAATACCGGCACGGTGTATTGCATTCAGGCAAATGGCGCTATTTATGACACAGACCAACAGTCTGCTGAAATGCGCCGCCGTGAACGCGAGGAACCGCAGTCCAAGAAGAAAGGAGGATTCTGATGAATAAAAAACAATTAGCCATTCTCGAAAAGGCATGGGATGCACAAATATCATACGCTTTGAAAGAACAGGCACTACCAATAATCCAGACCAAATCGAAAATAGCCAGGCAGTTATGCGATGGCGGATTCCTGAACGAAGTTGAGATTACGCGCCAGATGGTAACGTTTAAAGGGTATGAGATAAATCATCATGGTATAGCGGCGTATTGCTCCCACCTTCCTGATGACGTTGACATTGATGAAATGGAAGGGGAGATGAAGCAATGACCATCTACATCACTGAGCTAATAACAGGCCTGCTGGTAATCGCAGGCCTTTTTATTTGGGGGAGAGGGAAGTGTGGCTGACTGGCAAATTCCAATCATCATTCTTTCCGGAGCTTCGCTGGTTGCTGGCTTTATCCTGCTGAAAAAGCATAAAGACCGTGATCAAAAAGTCGAAGTTCTCTATGGGTATCCAGCGAACAGCACAACATGGCTGACCATTTACCACTACCGAAAATCAGGCCGCTGGGTATTCGAATGGGATGATCTGTTCGCTGAAAAGCGACCAAAGTCATAGGGAGACATCAGCGAATGCATGATGTTTGAAGAAAGAAAATCCGGCGCAACCAGAGAAGAGTTTAACGAAGCGTGGGCGCGATTAAGTGAGAGAGGGTATTTGTGAGCAAGTACGAAAAATTAGATCAAAACATTCTTTCAATGCTGAGTGAAAGACCAACACCTGTTTTTGATATCTGGCTTAAATGGCGGAGCAATGGAATGTATATCGAAACCATCGATCGCCGTATGCAATACCTGAGAAAGAAAGGGCTTGTTGCAAATGTGCGTGGGAAGGGTTGGGTGAAAATTAACCTGTCATAACGGGGATTGATATGGGCGAATCAAGAAAGCAGTTTGAGGAATACGTTGCCAAAAAATTGAGATTACCATTCGAGATGATAACCGAGGCAAGAAATGGTGATAGGTACTTCGCATTTTCAAGCATGGATATTCGTCACTCCTTAAATGAGTGGTGGGCTTTATGGCAGGCATCGCGAGCAGCTATCGAGATTGAGCTTCCTGAAAGCTTTACCATGCATAGTGGGCGAACCCCATATCTGTATGTAAGCGAGGTGCAGAGCGCCATCCGCGCTGCTGGAGTCAAAGTGAAGGAGTAACGATGAAGCAAACAATCTTCCTCCGAACTAAGCAACAACAGCAAGCCGCAATAAATGCCATCCTCGCAACACCACTCGATAAAGACAAGCCAGTCACCATCCGCATTACTGACTACAAGCGCAACCTTGACCAGAACGCAAAATTTCACGCGATGCTGGCGGATATCGCTCGTCAGGTTCAATGGTGCGATAAATGGTTAAAACCAGAACAATGGAAGGTTTTGTTGATAAGCGGTCATGCAGTGGCAACAAAGCAGGAAGCTGATGTTTTGCCCGGCCTTGAAGGCGAATACGTCAACATTCGCGAAAGCAGCGCGCAGATGAGCGTGAAGCGCATGGCAAGTCTGATCGAGTACACAACAGCCTGGGCTATTGGTCAGGGTGTCAGATTTACCGACAGGAGGTACGAATGAGACGACAGCGACGAAGTTTCACCGACATCATCTGCGAAAACTGCAAATACCTTCCAACGAAACGCTCCAGAAATAAACGCAAGCCAATCCCAAAAGAATCTGACGTAAAAACCTTCAACTACACGGCTCACCTGTGGGATATCCGGTGGCTAAGACATCGTGCGAGGAAATGACAATGCTTTTAATTCAACCTGGATTTGGCCTTAGCATCAAAAAAGGGCACATGTTTGGCGAGAAAGAGTCTCAACGAAAAATGGTGTCTATCCAGTTGCCATTTATCAGTATTTATTGGCTAAACAGGGAGGCAACAAATTATTGGTATACATGCGCCAGAGCAGCATTTAACGACCCTGACTGGTTTGTGGAAAACCACCACGCAGTTCGTCAGGCAAAGAGAAAGGCCAATACGACATACATGAAGGCGTATCGAAAAGCATGGAAAGAACACCGCGATCGATACCAACAAGACATGGAAAAACTTGAATCAGAAAACATGGAATTAAGACGAAAGCTTGGTGAAGCAAAACGAGACATTGATGCTTACAAGCGACTTTTTAATGGTGAAAGCCATGCTTAGCCCATCCCAATCACTTCAATACCAGAAAGAAAGCGTCGAGCGGGCTTTAACGTGCGCTAACTGCGGTCAGAAGCTGCATGTGCTGGAAGTTCACGTGTGTGAGCACTGCTGTACAGAACTGATGAGCGATCCGAATAGCTCAATGTACGAGGAAGAAGACGATGAATGAGTTAATAAATGGCAATGCCATCAAAATGACAAGCATTGAAATCGCTGAGTTGGTGGGAAGTCGTCATGACAAGGTGAAACAATCTATTGAACGACTGGCGGCTCGAGGTGTGATCCGAAATCCCCCAATGGTGGTTTTCGAAAAAATCAATAACTTAGGATTACTTCGTGGCGTAGAGGCTTACGTTTTTGAGGGAGAACAAGGTAAGCGAGACAGTATTGTCGTTGTAGCCCAGTTGTCGCCGGAATTCACCGCTCGTCTTGTTGACCGTTGGCGAGAGCTTGAAGACGCTGCGGTTAATATCCCCAAAACTCTACCAGAAGCGTTGCGCCTTGCTGCTGATCTTGCTGAGCAGAAAATGCAACTGGAAAACCAGCTCGCAATTGCAGCACCTAAAGTTGAGTTTGCCGATCGCGTTGGCGAGGCCAGCGGAATTTTGATTGGAAACTTTGCAAAGGTTGTTGGAATTGGTCCAAACAAACTGTTTGCGTGGATGCGCGATCACAAAATCCTTATTGCTTCAGGTTCCCGGCGCAATGTGCCAATGCAGGAATATATGGATCGCGGCTATTTCACAGTGAAAGAAACAGCGGTCAATACAAATCACGGAATACAGATATCGTTCACCACAAAAATCACCGGGCGTGGTCAACAGTGGCTGACCAGAAAGCTGCTCGATAACGGAATGCTGAAAGTAACAGGGGAGGCTGCTTAATGGCTAACCTACGCAAAGAAGCGCGCAACAGAGAATGCCAGGTACGTATTTACGGCGTATGCAATGGTAATCCTGAAACTACAGTTCTGGCACATTACCGGATGGCTGGAATTTGCGGAACGGGAATGAAGCCTGACGACCTGATCGGCGCATGGGCCTGTAGTGACTGCCACGCGGAGATCGACCGACGCACAATGATTCTCGACAACAAAGACGCCAGACTTTACCACCTCGAAGGCGTGATCAGGACGCAGGCGATACTGCTGAAGGAGGGGAAGATTAAGTCATGAACGAATATCAGTTTGTGCTTCCATACCCGCCGTCGGTGAATACCTACTGGCGAAGACGGGGAAGCCAATACTACATCAGCGATAAAGGCCAGAAATACCGAAAAGACGTTCAGCAAATCATCCGCCAACTTAAGTTAGACATTTTCACCAAATCACGACTCCGCATCAAAGTCATCGCAGACGTTCCAGACTCCCGCCGCCGCGACCTCGATAACATCCTGAAAGGTTTACTCGATTCCCTTATCCACGCCAGATTTGCGGAAGACGACGAACAATTCGATGACATTCGCGTAATTCGTGGTGTGAAAGTACCAGGCGGACGGCTTGGAATAAAAATCACCGAACTCGAGAACGTATGAACGCCACAATTCAAACGATACCAGAGCTTCTTATCCAGACACGAGGCAATCAGACCGAAGTGGCGAGGATGCTTTCCTGCGCAAGAGGAACAGTGCTCAAGTACAACCGAGACAGCAAAGGCGAGCGTCATGTAATAGTTAACGGCGTCCTGATGGTCAAACAGGGCAAGAGGGGAAGACGATGAGCATAAGAGAACTAAACCTCACCAAAGAGCAGCACGAGTGGCTGAATGGCTGGCTTGAACTGTGGGGCGCATGGGTTTATTCAGGTCGTCTGGAAAAGCGCATGAGCAGCGTAATAGCGAAGTTCATGGAGAGCGTAGAGCCTGGAAGAATTATGACAAGGCCAATGTGTAATGATGATGATGGAATGTTGATTTCTCAGGTCGTCGATTCCGTCATGTACATTGACAAGAAAGCCTTTGGCATCCTCCTCAGCTACTACGCTCATGGTTCATCTAAGCGAGCAATTGCATCCTACTATCACGCGACTGCAAAGCCACGCAAGATGTGTGGACGTGGTGGCGAGGGATGGAGAAAACCTTCACTGGCAACCTGTAGAAACGAAATTGACGACATCCTGAAAGCGTCGTTATTTGTTTTATACCAGCCAATGCAAAATGCTTTCAAAATGCGTAAACGTGTTGAGAAAGTTAAGCATGTTGCTGTTAAAAGCCTTGACATGCAATTAGCCATTTAGCCATAATTAGAGGGTAAGCTGCCGTTAGTGACTCTTAAGTTGCAACGGTGGCTTTTTTTATTTGGGTCAGTCGTATAAAGGTCATTACGGAAGGCTGTTAACCTTCTTATCGTGGTTCGAGTCCACGCTGTCCCGCCAAACATGCTGGTTTAGCTCCAATGGTAGAGCGGTCGCCTTGTAAGCGAATGGGTAGCGGTTCAAGTCCGTTAACCAGCACCATAACTGAGCCGTAGCCACTGGCTATCCTGAATTCATAAGTGATAGTTACGCTGCGGCCTTCTACACATGACCTTCGTGAAAGCGGGTGGCAAGAGGTTGCGCTAACAACCTCCTGCCGTTTTGCCCGTGCATATCGGTCACGAACAAATCTGATTACTAAACACAGTAGCCTGGATTTGTTCTATCAGTAATCGACCTTATTCCTAATTAAATAGAGCAAATCCCCTTATTGGGGGTAAGACATGAAGATGCCAGAAAAACATGACCTGTTAGCCGCCATTCTCGCGGCAAAGGAACAAGGCATCGGGGCAATCCTTGCGTTTGCAATGGCGTACCTTCGCGGCAGATATAATGGCGGTGCGTTTACAAAAACAGTAATCGACGCAACGATGTGCGCCATTATCGCCTGGTTCATTCGTGACCTTCTCGACTTCGCCGGACTAAGTAGCAATCTCGCTTATATAACGAGCGTGTTCATCGGCTACATCGGTACTGACTCGATTGGTTCGCTTATCAAACGCTTCGCTGCTAAAAAAGCCGGAGTAGAAGATGGTGGAAATCAATAATCAACGTAAGGCGTTCCTCGATATGCTGGCGTGGTCAGAGGGAACTGATAACGGACGTCAAAAAACCAGAAATCATGGTTATGACGTCATTGTTGGCGGAGAGCTATTCACTGATTACTCCGATCACCCTCGCAAACTTGTCACGCTAAACCCCAAACTCAAATCAACAGCGGCCGGACGTTACCAGCTTCTTTCCCGTTGGTGGGATGCCTATCGTAAGCAGCTTGGCCTGAAAGACTTCTCTCCGAAAAGCCAGGACGCTGTTGCACTGCAGCAGATTAAGGAGCGTGGCGCTTTACCGATGATTGATCGCGGTGATATCCGTCAGGCAATCGACCGTTGCAGTAATATCTGGGCTTCACTGCCGGGCGCTGGTTATGGTCAGTTCGAGCATAAGGCTGACAGCCTGATTGCAAAATTCAAAGAAGCAGGCGGAACGGTCAGAGAGATTGAGGTATGAGCAGAGTAACCGCGATTATCTCCGCTCTGGTTATCTGCATCATCGTCTGCCTGTCATGGGCTGTTAATCATTACCGCGATAACGCCATCGCCTACAAAGAGCAGCGCGACAAAGCCGCATCCACTATCGCTGATATGCAGAAGCGTCAACGTGACGTAGCAGAACTCGACGCCAGATATACAAAGGAGCTTGCTGATGCTAACGCGACTATCGAAAGCCTCCGTGCTGATGTTTCTGCTGGTCGTAAGCGCCTGCAAGTCGCCGCCACCTGTGCAAAGTCAACGACCGGAGCCAGCGGCATGGGCGATGAAGAAAGCCCAGGACTTACAGCAGATGCTGAACTCAATTATTACCGTCTCCGAAGTGGAATCGACAAGATAACCGCGCAGGTTAACTACCTGCAGGAATACATCAGGACGCAATGCCTGAAATAATTTTTTTGCAAATCACAAAGTCCATTTAATGAGCCTCGCGATGCGGGGCTTTTTGTAATAAATGCGTACCGCAACGCATGTTTTTTACACCGAACCTGCCCCTTTGGAATGGGCCTTTGAGGATACCAGTTAGTGCTGGCGAGCCTCGGTGGGCTGGTTTCCTGTGCGGCAAAGGTTCATTTCAAAGAGTAGGTACACGCTATGAAATCATTAACCCTCTTCAATCAACCAATTCGTATCGGTGAAGATGGCATGATCTGCCTCACTGATATGTGGAAAGCCAGTGGTAAAAGTGAATCTGAATCGCCTTACCACTACCTGCGAAACAAGCAGACCAAAGAGTTCTTAGCCGAGCTGGAGAAAAACCACGAATCTGTGGTTTTTACTGAGCGCGGTGTACACGGTGGAACATATGGCGGGAAGTTTGTTGCTTACGATTATGCGGCTTGGTTAAACCCCGGGTTCAAGTACGCGGCCTATAAAGTCCTCGATGACTACTTCACCGGAGAACTTCAGCATCGCAACAGCTTAAGTGCGCAGCTCAACATGAAATGTCATGAGTTTGACCAGAAGAAAGACATGGCGAGCTTCTGCGGACAAGGGCTGGCAGCATGGCGCTATACGAAGCCAGTGTTGGTCGCTGAGATTAACTCCCTGGCTAACCAGCTGCAGATTACGATCCCCGGGCTTCCGGGATGAGTGATCGTGTCATTGAATGCGCCTCCAGAGCGGGGCGTGACTTCTCAGAGTTCATGAAAGGTGAGAAGGGCATGATGGAAGCATTGGCCTCGGTGGATGAGTTTGGCGAGCAGCTGCGCCTCAACGGCTGTGTCAATCATCACTTTGTTAGCTACATGATGCGGAACTCGATCATGCAGGCATTCATGGACATGGCAAAAGCCGAGAGGAAAGAAGAGCGCCGGCGTAAGCGAGCGGAAGCAAAAGCGAAGTAGCCATTACAAAGCCCATCTACTGGTGGGCTTGATAATGAAACCGTGATTTACATCCCCACAATCCGGGTATGTAAAAGATAGTTCAGGCGAGAACGGATTTAACTAAATCTGTGCGCCACCAGTTAACGGCAGTACAGCGAAACAACCCAAGCCAGTAAGTGGGGAAATAACACTGGCAGCCACTGAAAGATGAACCTCCTGCCTTATGGCAAAAAAGATTCTTTGTGGTGGCGGACTGATGGAAAGACATCGGTTATTGCAGAGGCCATTCAATGAGTGGTCTCGACAATGGCTTATACCCTGCACGGGATAACTTAACTGATATCCCTTTTAACGGATAAACGGAGCCAACAATGGCAGAGATTATTCCCATGACTGAAGAACAGAAATTCCAGTTAGAGATTTACAAACTGGTCATGAACCAGAACGCAGCCGCAGAAGAAGCATTTCAGTTCATTGGCACTGACGAGTTGAAGCTTGAGCTATTCAAAATTCACTTCCAGTCAGGCGGCGCTAATTCAGATATCACGACCCGTACTATCGAAGCGGTGCGTAAATCGAAGGAAGCGTTAGACCTGTTCACTACCGGAGCATAAACATGGCGCGCCCAACGAAGTATCAAGAGGCGTATGCCGAACAGGCACGCAAACTGTGCTTGCTGGGCTATACAGACGCCGAACTCGCGGACTTCTTTGAAGTTAGCGAGGCAACAATCAACAATTGGAAATTGGAATATCCGGAGTTTTTAGAGTCCATAAAAAAGGGTAAGGCCGTCGCTGATGCAGAAGTTAGTGATCGTCTTTATCAACGCGCTATGGGCTTCGTGGCTCCAGACATCGATATTCGTGTTATTGAAAACAGAATTGTCGAAACTCCGCTTGAGAAGTATTACCCGCCTGATACAACCGCCGCCATCTTCTGGCTTAAGAACCGACAGAAGGATAAATGGCGCGACAAGGTTGATCACGAGCTAACAGGCAAAGACGGCGGCGCAATTCAGATTGAAACATCACCGATGAGCACTCTATTCGGAAAATGACCTCGATTAATCCTATCTTTGAACCGTTCATTGAGGCGCATCGCTACAAAGTTGCCAAAGGCGGTCGAGGTAGCGGTAAGTCATGGGCAATTGCGAGGCTGCTTGTTGAAGCGGCGCGTCGGCAGCCTGTGCGTATTCTCTGCGCTCGTGAACTGCAAAACAGTATCAGCGATTCGGTAATCCGGTTGCTTGAAGATACCATCGAGCGTGAAGGGTATTCGGCTGAGTTTGAAATTCAGCGTTCAATGATTCGTCATCTCGGAACGAATGCTGAATTCATGTTCTACGGCATCAAAAACAACCCGACGAAGATTAAATCGCTCGAAGGTATTGATATCTGCTGGGTGGAAGAAGCGGAGGCGGTAACGAAGGAATCATGGGATATCCTGATACCAACCATCCGTAAGCCGTTCTCTGAAATATGGGTGAGCTTTAACCCGAAGAACATCCTCGACGATACCTATCAGCGATTCGTCGTAAATCCTCCTGATGATATTTGTCTGCTGACGGTGAACTACACCGACAACCCGCACTTTCCTGAAGTTCTCCGTCTGGAGATGGAAGAGTGCAAACGCAGAAATCCGACACTGTATCGTCACATCTGGCTTGGTGAGCCGGTAAGCGCAAGTGATATGGCAATCATCAAACGTGAATGGCTTGAAGCCGCAACCGATGCGCACAAGAAACTAGGATGGAAAGCGAAAGGCGCTGTTGTTTCTGCACATGACCCGTCAGATACAGGGCCGGATGCTAAAGGTTATGCATCGCGTCACGGTTCGGTAGTTAAGCGCATTGCCGAAGGTCTGCTGATGGACATCAACGAGGGGGCTGACTGGGCTACTTCGCTGGCGATTGAAGACGGTGCTGACCACTACTTGTGGGATGGTGATGGTGTCGGTGCAGGGCTACGCAGACAGACAACGGAAGCGTTCTCCGGTAAGAAAATCACCGCCACGATGTTCAAGGGCAGCGAATCGCCATTTGATGAAGATGCACCATATCAGGCTGGAGCATGGGCTGATGAAGTCGTGCAGGGCGACAACGTTCGCACTATTGGCGATGTGTTCCGCAATAAGCGAGCGCAATTCTATTACGCGCTGGCTGACAGGTTGTATCTGACATATCGGGCGGTTGTCCACGGTGAGTATGCAGACCCCGACGACATGCTGAGCTTCGACAAAGAAGCGATAGGCGAGAAGATGCTGGAGAAGCTGTTTGCAGAACTGACGCAGATTCAGCGCAAATTCAATAACAACGGGAAGCTGGAGCTTATGACTAAGGTCGAAATGAAGCAGAAGCTCGGTATTCCATCTCCTAACCTGGCTGATGCGCTGATGATGTGTATGCATTGCCCGGAGTCGGCTGCGCAACCCGACTATTCCAGTTACTCAATTCCTTGTGGTGTAGGTTGATATGGCAGAAAAAAAGATGACTGACTGGCATCGCAAGGTGCTGTGCAACTTTGATAATGCCTGGTCAGCAACGCAGGATATGCGTAAGCAGATTATTGAGGCTCAACGTTTCGTCCGGGTGTCCGGCGCACAGTGGGAAGGCAGCACAAACGCTGGTTACTCATTTGATGAAGGCAGGTTTGAGCATTACCCGCGCTTTGAACTGAATAAGATTGCCCGTGAATGTGATCGCATCATTGGCGAGTATCGACAGAATCGCATCAGCGTTAAATTCAGGCCGAAGGATGACAAGGCATCGGAAGCGTTAGCCGAAAAGATGAACGGCAAATTCCGCGCTGATTATCAGGAAACATCCGGTGGCGAAGCGTGTGATAACGCATTTGATGATGCTGTAACGGGCGGATTCGGTTGTTTCCGCATGTGTGCTGATTACGAAGATGAAATGGATCCGAGTAACGAGCAGCGACGCATCAGCCTTCTTCCTGTTTACGACCCGGCGACATGCGTCTTCTTCGATCAGGACAGCAAGCAATATGACCGCTCTGATGCCATGTGGGCTATGGAAATGTTCTCCATGACGCCTAAAGCGTTCGAGGCTGAATACCCTGATTCCATCGCGGCAAGCCTTTCTCGTGATGACACTGGTACTCGGTATGACTGGTCAACGCCTGACGCCATCTATGTTGGACGCTACTACGAAGTCCGCATAGAGAAGGTGAAGCTCACAGCATGGCGTAACCCTGTCAGCGGAGAAACGGCAATCTATGATGAAGAGCAAATCAAAGATATTGTCGACGAGCTGACCGATGGTGCATTCGAACTGATTGGCGAGCGAACGGTGAAGAAACGCCGAGTTTATTGCGGTCTTCTGTCTGGCGCTGAATGGCTGGAAGAACCGAAGCGTATTCCGGGCGAACATATTCCTCTCATCCCGGTATATGGGCGTCGTTCATTTGTTGATAATCAGGAGCGAATCGAAGGCCACGCAGCAAAAGCGATGGATGCACAGCGTCTTGAGAACCTGATGGTTTCCATGATTGCAGATAACGCTACTCAGGCTGGCGGCGATGGCATTCCTGTAGTTGATGTTGACATGATTCCTGGTCCTCTTGCCACTCATTGGGCGGAGCGCAACAAAAAGCGCCCGGCGTTCCTGCCGATGGTCAGTTTGAAAAACAAAAACGGAGATATTACTGCGCAGGCTCAGGTCAGCAGTTATACGCCTTCGACACAAATGCCTCCAGCTCTTGCCGGGCTATTGCAGTACACCGGAACGGCTATTCAGCAAATTACAGGTGCGTCGCAGCTTGAGAACATGCCGAGCAACGTCGCCACCGATACCGTTGATAGCATCTTTAACCGGATGGACACGCAGTCCTATATCTACATGGACAACATGGCTAAATCCATGCGCCGTGCTGGCGTCGTGTGGCTTTCTATGGCTCGTGAAGTCTATGGCAGCGATACGCCAATGCGCATCGTTAATGAGGATGGCAGCGATGACGTGGCGCTGATGACTGGTGAAGTGGTTGACCGTCAGGCAGGGCAGGTTATCGCGCTTAACGACCTTTCGCAGGGTAACTATGAAGTGACTGTCGATGTCGGTCAGTCGTTCGCTACTCGCCGTGATGCAACGGTTAAGTCGTTACTTTCCATGCTGGCACTTATCCCGCCAGGAACGCCGAAGCATGACCTTGTATCATCGATGATTCTCGACAATATGGACGGCGAAGGGATGGACGACCTGAAAGAATACAACCGCAATCAGTTGCTTCTGTCTGGCGTTATCAAGCCGAGAACGCCTGAAGAACAGCAAATGGTTGAGCAGGCGAAACAACAACAGGCCAGTCAGCCAGATCCGGCTATGGTTGCAGCGCAAGGTCAGCTTCTTGCAGGTCAGGCTGAATTGCAGAAAGCGCAGAACGAACAGGCAGCCATTCAGGTTAAAGCATTCCAGGCACAGACTGATGCTCAGGTTGCAGCGGCAAACGTTGTGAAAATCCTCGCATCTGCCGATAGCCAGCAGAAATCTGATATCCGCGAGGCTCTGAAACTGCTCGGACAGTTCCAGCAACAGCAAGGAGACAATGCCCGTGCTGATGCAGAGCTTGTCCTGAAAAGTCAGGCACAGGGTCATGCGCAGCGCATGGACATCAGCAGCATCCTGCAAAAATCAACTCAGCAACAACCACAGCAGTAATTAACCCATAACGTGCAATGGCTGTCTTTATGAGGCCTGGCACCCTATTGCCTTCCGATGGGCTGAACATCGAGTAAACAGGGGTAACAAATGGACCAGATGGCAGAAAACACACCAGAAGTTGAAATCGAAACCGACGCGTCAGAGCAGATTCCTGATGATGTCGAACTGGCTGAAGAAGTCGAAACAGAAGATGGCAGTGAGTCCTCCGGCAATGATGCAGAGGAAGCTACTGAAACTGATGACGACGAATCAGAACAGGAATTCTACTTTGGTGACGAAAAGCTGGATTCGCCAACCAGCGAAGATGGCGCAGAGCATGGACTGGTAAAACACCTGCGCAAGACGATTAAAGAGAAAGACCGCGAGCTGAAAGAGCTGATGCGTCAGTCTCAGAAACCCGTCGAGCAGCAGCCGGTAATAACTCAACCACCGCGAATGCCAAAACTGGATGATGAGGACATCGGTTTCGATGAAGAAATCTACCAGCAACGCATGGCTAAGTGGGCAGAGGATAACGGAAAGTACCAGCAACAGGAGATGGCTCGCAAGCAGAAGGAGCAGGAGCTTCAGGCTGCCTATCAAGAGCGATTATCCAAATATCAGCAACGTGTTAAGGCTCTCAAAGTTCCTGGCTATCAGGAAGCAGAACAGGCCGTACTCGAGGAAATCCCCATCGAGACACAAAACGCGATCCTGTTTGAGTCAGAGAAGCCGGAAATCGTTGTTCTGGCGCTCGGTCGCAACGCTGAACTGCGCAAGCAACTGGCAGAAGCTACCAACCCCGTAGCAATTGGTCGTCTGCTGGAACGTATCGAATCGAAGGCCAGAGTCATGCCAAAAGCAAAAACCACGGCAGCCACAACCCCGACAGTTAAGGGGAGCAACGGCGCAGTAATCAACAACCTCGGCAAATTGAAAGCCAAGGCGCTGGAAACTGGTGACTGGACGCCGTATTTCGCCGCTAAAAAGGCAAAAAAATAACCTATCGGAGCATTAAACATGGCTAACCAATTAGCAAAAGACCTTGAAATCATGTTCGAAAACTACGTTGAAGGCTTTGAGGCCGCCTGCGTAGTTTCCCGTAACGCTAAAAAATTCCGTCCCGGTGATACAGCAATGCAGCGAGCAGGTGATGTTCTGTATCGTCCGCAGCATTACCACATGAACATTGAGGAAGGCCTAGACCTCAGCGGCAAAACGCCAACAGCACTGGTTCAGCGCCTTGTTCCTTCTGTGTTCAAGGAGCCGAAAAACATTCTGTACACTCTGGATGCGCGTGAAATGCGTGACCCGGAACATAAAACTGAAGCTGGTCGCGCCGCAGGTATGCGCCTTGCTGCACAGATTGACTCTGACCTGATTTCCATGGTCACGCAGCGTGCTACTAACGTGATCACAATGGCTGACTCAACCACTGGTTCACAGGGCCGTGATTTGTGGAACTGTGCGGCAGGTATTGATGCCACCATGACGGCGATTGGTGTACCACAGGGTATCAACCGCCGCTCTTTCTGGAACCCCTTCAACTACAAAGACCTTGCTGGCGAGCTTGGTCACCGTGCCTATGCTCAGGGCGCAACCCTGACAGCATACGAAAAAGCGCAGATCCCTCCGGTTGCGTCCTTCGATAGCTACAAGACCGATATTTCTGGTCGTGTTCCGAAGGGTACAGCAACTTCCATTACGCTGGCAGCAGCACCTGCGCACAAGGTTGAAGCGAAAGATGCTAACGAAATGCCAGTGGATAACCGACAGGGGACCATTACGGTATCTGCTGAAGGTTTGCAGGTTGGCGATGCGTTTACCATCGCAGGGGTGAATTCCGTACACCAGATCACCAAAGATACCACCGGGCAGCCGCAGGTATTCCGCGTTCTGGCAGTTAGCGGAACGACAGTAACTATCTCCCCGAAAATTCTGCCGCCTGACAACGCGGATGTCGCCAGCCGTCCATATGCAAACGTTGATGCTAATGCGGCAAGTAGCGCAGCAATCACCATTCTCAACAAAAATGCCGCACCGGCTAACCTGTTCTGGGCTGATGGTTCTGTTGAACTGATGTACGGCAAACTGGCGTTCCCGACTGGTCAGGGTCCACAGGTAATGACAGCAACCACCGAGCAGGGCGCTACGCTGATCATGTCTTACGCCTTCGACCACATCAAAGGCGTAACCACTGCGCGTTTCACCACTCTGTACGGTTGCTCTGTACTGGTTCCTGAATATACGGGCATCGTTATTGCCGGGCAGTAATTTAGGTGGGGCTTCGGCCCCATTTTTATTGGGAGAAGACAATGGCACGAACAATGCTCTATAAGCCGGGCAACATGATCACCTGTGGTCAGTTTGCTGTCGATTACATCATTGTTGATGACGAAGAAGTTAAATCTCACCTGAAAAAAGGCTGGGTAAAAACTCCTGAAGAAACCGCAACGAAGCAAAAAGTGGCTAAGGCGGAAGAAGATGGCGAAAACGAAGGGTGATCTCGTTCTTAAGGCTTTACGAAAAGCCGGGCTGTATTCCAATGCCACGTTGACAGATGCTGACCCTCAGGCAATTGAAGATGCCATTAATGACCTCGAAGACATGATGGCAGCATGGCAGGCAAAAGGTATCGAGCTTGGGTATCAGTTTGCTGATACAGAAAACGGCATCATGCCGTTACCTGACGATGATTCAGGTATCCCTGCATGGGCAAATGATGGCGTCGCTTTGAAACTCGCTGTGCAAGTGTGCATGGATAACGTCATTCAGCCGTCAGACGCTCTCCTTACCGCTGCTGACAGTGCATATCAGACAATCTGTATCGCTTTAACCAAAATACCACCACTTGAGCGGAGAAATGACATGCCTCGCGGTAGTGGTAACAAAAGCGCGTTTACGTGGAATCGGTTTTACATCGAGAAAGATGATCCGAGTACGTGAGGTGAATAAATGCCGATTCAGCAACTTCCGCTTATGAAAGGTGTCGGCAAAGACTTTCGAAACGCCGACTATATCGACTATCTGCCAGTGAATATGTTGGCAACCCCCAAAGAAATCCTGAACAGCAGCGGATATCTTCGCTCATTCCCGGGCATTGCCAAACGCTCTGATGTGAACGGTGTATCGCGCGGCGTCGAGTACAACATGGCGCAGAATGCTGTCTATCGTGTGTGTGGCGGCAAGCTGTACAAAGGAGAAAGCGAAGTCGGTGACGTCGCCGGAAGTGGTCGCGTATCAATGGCGCATGGTCGAACATCACAGGCGGTAGGTGTTAATGGTCAACTGGTCGAGTATCGCTATGATGGCACGGTTAAAACAGTCTCAAACTGGCCTACAGACAGCGGATTCACTCAGTATGAGTTAGGTTCGGTTCGCGACATTACGCGTTTACGTGGGCGTTATGCGTGGTCAAAAGACGGAACTGATTCATGGTTTATCACTGACCTTGAAGACGAATCGCATCCTGACCGCTACAGCGCACAATATCGTGCAGAATCGCAGCCTGACGGCATCATTGGCATCGGAACATGGCGAGACTTCATCGTCTGTTTTGGTTCATCGACGATTGAGTATTTTTCCCTGACTGGGGCAACCACCGTTGGTGCTGCTTTGTATGTCGCCCAGCCATCGTTAATGGTGCAGAAAGGCATTGCCGGAACCTACTGCAAAACGCAGTTTGCTGATTCGTATGCGTTCATCAGCAATCCGGCAACGGGTGCGCCGTCTGTATACATCATCGGCTCCGGTCAGGTGTCACCAATCGCCAGCGCGAGCATTGAGAAAATACTCCGCTCCTACACTGCTGATGAACTGGCTGATGGCGTGATGGAATCTCTGCGATTTGATGCGCATGAGCTTCTGATTATCCATCTTCCGCGCCATGTTCTGGTGTACGACGCATCTTCAAGCGCCAATGGTCCGCAATGGTGTGTACTGAAAACAGGCCTGTATGACGATGTGTACCGCGCTATCGACTTCATTTACGAAGGCAATCAGATAACGTGCGGAGATAAGCTGGAATCCGTGACCGGGAAATTGCAGTTCGACATCAGCAGCCAGTACGACAAGCAACAGGAACACCTGCTGTTTACTCCGTTGTTCAAAGCGGATAACGCCAGGGTGTTTGACTTTGAGGTTGAATCGTCAACTGGCGTTGCGCAGTACGCCGACCGCCTTTTTCTCTCTGCAACCACTGACGGAATCAATTACGGACGTGAGCAGATGATTGAGCAGAATGAACCGTTCGTTTACGACAAACGCGTTTTGTGGAAGAGAGTAGGGCGCATCAGGAAAAACATTGGCTTCAAATTGCGCGTTATCACGAAGTCACCTGTCACTCTGTCTGGCTGCCAGATAAGGATTGAGTAATGGCTGATTCGAATCTCAATGTGCCGGTAATCATTCAGGCTACACGGCTCGACACATCAGTCCTTCCACGCAATATCTTCTCGCAGTCGTATCTGCTTTACGTTATCGCACAGGGCACTGATGTTGGTAACGTGGCTAACAAGGCCAACGAGGCCGGACAGGGCGCTTATGACGCACAAGTCAGGAACGATGAGCAGGATGTGATTCTCGCTGACCATGAGCAGCGAATTTCTGCTGCGGAAGCAACGCTTGTTAATCATGAGGAGCGAATCAGCCAGGCAGAATCAACTCTTCAGGAACATGAAACGCGAATCGCTCAGAATGAAAGCGATATTGCGTCGCTTGATACCAGAGTTCAGTCGCTGGAATCGCAGGTTTCAGACCATGAAACGCGCATCGATGCTCTGGAGTATGCCACTACTCGCAAGAAGTCAGAGGTTGTTTACTCTGGCGTATCTGTAACCATCCCGACAGCGCCGACCAACCTTGTTAGCCTGCTGAAAACGCTCACGCCGTCATCCGGCACGTTGGCACCATTCTTCGACACCGTTAACAACAAGATGGTTGTGTTCAACGAGAACAAAACCTTGTTCTTCAAGCTGTCGATTGTCGGGACGTGGCCCAGCGGAACCACCAACAGATCAATGCAGCTAACCTTTTCCGGCTCTGTTCCTGACACACTGGTCAGCAGTCGTAATGCGGCGACAACAACCGACAACATCCTGTTAGCTACATTCTTCAGCGTGGATAAAGACGGCTTTCTTGCCACAAATGGCAGTACGTTAACCATTCAGTCGAATGGTGCGGCGTTTACTGCCACAACCATCAAGATAATCGCGGAGCAGTAATGATTCAGTTCAAACCAACGCGAAACATCGACCTGATCGAAGCAGTCGGAAATCACCCTGACATTATTGCCGGAAGCAACAACGGTGATGGATACGACTACAAGCCTGAATGCCGTTACTTTGAGGTGAACGTGCATGGGCAGTTCGGCGGAATTGTTTACTATCAGGAGATTCAGCCGCTGACCTTTGATTGCCACGCCATGTACCTGCCAGAGATTCGCGGCTTCAGCAAGGAAATCGGGCTGGCGTTCTGGCGACACATTCTGACTAACACCACCGTTCAGTGCGTCACATCGTTCGCCGCACGCAAATTCCGCCACGGGCAGATGTACTGCGCAATGATTGGCCTTAAGCGTGTAGGAACCATCAAGAAATACTTCAAAGGCGTGGATGACGTGACATTTTACAGTGCTACACGCGAAGAACTAATCGACTTCCTGAATCACGGGAGATAGCCATGTTATATGCATTTAAGCTGGGCAGAAAACTGCGCGGCGAGGAACCTTGGTGCCCTGAAAAAGGCGGGAAAGGTGGTAGCTCTGATAAAAGCGCAAAGTATGCAGCAGAAGCCCAGAAGTATGCAGCAGACCTGCAAAATCAGCAGTTCAACACCATCATGAACAACCTGAAGCCGTTTACTCCTCTGGCTGATAAGTATGTCGGCAGCCTCGAGAACTTATCGTCTCTGGAAGGGCAAGGTCAGGCACTTAACCAGTATTACAACTCTCAGCAGTACAAAGATCTTGCTGGTCAGGCTCGCTATCAGAGTCTGGCGGCAGCGGAAGCAACAGGTGGATTGGGTTCCACTGCAACCGGTAATCAGTTAGCAACAATCGCACCAACGCTTGGTCAGCAGTGGCTGTCTGGTCAGATGAACAACTACCAGAATCTGGCAAATGTTGGTCTTGGCGCACTGCAAGGTCAGGCAAACGCCGGGCAGACATATGCCAACAACATGAGTCAGATTTCGCAGCAAAGTGCGGCTCTTGCAGCGGCAAATGCCAACAGACCATCAGCAATGCAATCTGCTATTGGCGGAGGTGCGTCTGGTGCTATTGCTGGGGCTGGACTTGCGAAATTAATTGGTTCATCCACTCCGTGGGGGGCTGCGATCGGCGGCGGTCTTGGTCTGCTTGGCTCGTTGTTTTAAGGGGTAATCATGGCTACGTGGCAACAGGGTATTAATTCTGGTGGTTTTCTGGCTGGCATCGGTACGCAAAATGAGAATGCGCCAAAGGCAAGCGACATTAACGCAACGCTTGGTCTGATCCGCGAAAACAATGAACTGGCTCGCTCAGGTGCAAATAACGTTGGCCTGACCGCGTTACGTGGTCTGGCTGGAGTTGCTGATATTTACAATCAGGAACAGCAACAGAAAGCGATTAGTGCATTCAATAAGGTTCACGCTGATGCATGGGCTTCTGGTGATCCATCGGGACTATTTAAGTTTGCCCAGGAAAATCCAGCGTTTGTTGCACAGGCACAACAGGCGTTTTCCGGTCTTAATGAGCAGCAACGCAACGATATGGGCGATTTAGCCATGAGGGCTAACGTCGCTCTTTCTCAGGGACCGGAAGCCTACAGTAAATTCATTACTGACAACAAGGACAGGTTAAATCGCGTTGGTGCTAATGCTGACTGGATGATTCAGACAGGTATCCAGAATCCAGAGCAGCTATCACACATGCTGACTACTATGACGCTAGGGGCTGTTGGTCCGGATAAAATGCTGGATTATCAGGATAAGATGGTTGGTCGCCAACTTGAGAAAGGGAGATTGGATGAAAGCATCCGTCAGGCTGACATGGAGAACGCGAGAGGATGGGCAAATATCCAAAACGCTCAACTAGACAGGGCTCAGCGGGCACAAATGCATAATGATAACGTAGCCCTGAAGTTGCAGGAATTAGGGATGAAACAACAGGAAAGCGGAAAGATTGACCCAAAACTTGTTCGAGATCTGAATAGTGATATTAATGGGTTCTCAAAGAATTATTCTGCAATGCGCAGTGCTTCTGACAACCTACAAGCCCTTGGGAAGCGCAACACTCCAGCCGCGCAGTTGGGAATGATTTTCAACTATATGAAATCGTTGGATCCGCAATCTGTGGTACGCGAAGGTGAGCAAGTGCAGGTAAAACGCACTGATGGAATATTCGGCACACTTGGTAACTATGTTAGCCAATTATCTAACGGCAAGATGCTGAATAATGAGCAAGTCCAGGACTTAATCAACACCTCAAAACTGATGGCAAATACTGAAGGCGAAAAGTTTAACCAGCAAATGGATGATTATCTTTCAACTTATGGAGATTCTCTCCCCAGCGGACTAACTAAGCAATTGCAATCCAGAAAAGCCAAGCTGTATGAAGATATTCAGCAGCCTGCGCAACAACAGAGCAATAACCAACAACCGACAGATACCCAACAGCAGCAGAGTCAATCCGGATCATATACCTCAAAATCAGGCATTCAATTTACGGTGGAATGATGAAAGTAACTGCAAACGGAAAGACATTTACCTTCCCTGATGGTACGAGCACGGAAGATATTGGCACCGCCATTGATGAGTATTTTGCTGGTCAGGCTGTTCAGCAACAAACAGTTAATCAGGCCAATAATGAACCAGCACGTGAAGAACCATCATTGATGCAACAAGCTGGCGATTGGTTCACTGGTGGTCAAAGTGCAGGGCAAATTGCAGAACAGGCTGGTCGTGGTCTGGTAAACATACCATTTGACGTATTGCAGGGTGGCGCAAGTCTGATTAATGCAATCAGTCAGGGGCTTGGTGGGCCCAAGGTTTTGGATGATGTCTATCGTCCAGTCGATCGACCGACAGACCCTTACGCGCAAGCCGGTGAAACAATTGGTGGGTATCTCCTGCCAATTGGCACAGCGGCAAAAGCTGCTGGAGCGCCAGCAAAGCTCGCTGGAGATATCGGTTCCGCAGGAAACATGATTGCAGGTTCTCTTGCTGATGCTGCAAATCAGGAGGGCGATTTTGCACAAAATGCCGCCATTAACGGTGGTATCAATATTGGTGCTCAAGGCGTTCTTTCAGGTGTTGGGCGCGTTATTGCGCCAAGGGTTTCACAGGCTCTTGGTGGTGCAGCACTGAATTCTGCTAATGATGTTTCCAGGATGGCAAAGTCAGGTGCTGGGCGTCAGTCAATTGCCAGTCAGGCCGCTAATGTGTCCGAAGATGTAGCAAAAGCGGCTGAGTCTGCTGGAGTTGATATAAACGCATTAACACCAGGAATGCGATCTGGAAGTCGTGGAATTGCACAAGCCGAAGGCGCATTGGCATCAACACCAGGAATTGTTCAGGATGCCCATCAGGCAGCATTTAACGAAATATCATCAAAGTTAAGTCGAAACCTTGATGAATTTGGGGCCGCATCTGGAACGGCATCAGAAAAAAGTGCGGCTATAAAACAAAGGATTCTTCAAAATCTTGATCAGATGAAGGATGCTGAGCGCGCGGCATGGGATGACGTGCGGTCAACAATGCCAAATCAAAAAGCAAGAATGCTAAATGGTAATGCCGTTATTCAGGCAGAGCGATCTGCTGGCATACCGCTTACTCCTGAAATGAAACAGTTTGTTCAGGCAAACAATCAAGGTGGAGTAACATTTGATGGCATGAAAGCATGGAGAGCGAAATTTGCTGATGCGGAGCAAAAATATAAGCGTAGCGGAGAGGCAAATGCGGCAAGGAGAGCAGGGGAAATACGTCGGGCAATTACTGATGATATGCGCACAATGGCGGAAAACGGCGGATTTTTTGATGACTGGCAAAAAGCTAATGATCTGTCTAAAGCGAGGCTATCCGCACAAGAGAGTGCAGAATCTGTTTTTGGGCGTGATTTGGCAACAGATGCACTGATTACGAATGGAGTAAAATCTCTTCAATCATCGTCAGCTAAAGGTCTTAATGGTCCTGCTGGATTCCATTCTATGATCCGCGCGCTGCCAGAATCAGAGCGTGTTCCTGCTATATCATCAATGTTGCAGGATGCTATCTCGCATGGTGTACGTGGCGGCAAATCTGATGCAGCAGGAATTAACCATATCGCAGGGATACTTACCCCACAAAATGTAAAAGCCATTAGCAGATATTCCTCAGAACTCGGAAGAATTGCTGATGCATATGGCACTCTTGCAAGAGCAGCAGTGAAACCTCAGCAGTATATTGAAAGAACAGGGAGAACTGCCAATGTACTACGCGATCTGGATGCTGGTTTATCCAACGTCACATCAACAGTGTTAAATGCAATTGCCAACTCAACATCAGGTGCCATTGTTGGTGGCGCTGGAGGGGGCATTGCAGGCGCTGCCGCGGGTGCTTTAGTTGGCGCTGGGTTAAAAGGAGCTGTATCTAAAATTGCCACCACACGTAGTGGTCGATATGCGATAGAGAAAGCTGTTCAGGAAGCCACCAAAGCAGTAAGAGCAGGCGGAAGCAAAGAAGCTTTAGCGGCGGCGGAACGCAGATTTATGGCAAATAAGGCCGCCGTAAAAGCAATACGTGATACAGTCGGAAACGAAGAGTTTCAGCGCTTAGCGAGGGCCGGTATTGTGGCATCGCTAAGCGGAATGGCACAGGAGTAATTAATCATCCATGGATGGATTGAGCTTATCTCGTGTTGATGTGGCGGTTTTCCCTACATTCCTAAGCCAAGCTTTCAAATCCTTGATATTGTCATTGATTTCATGAATATCTTCTTTTTTTAATCTGTCAATATTATTTTCAATAATTTCAATGGATTGCTCAATATCAGATATAGTGAATGATAGTTTGCTCTTCTCATCTGTTATTGAGTTTTTAAGTGCTTCGTTCTCAGTCTTGAGGTCAGATATCTTTTGCTTTAAAGATGCCAGTTGGCACTGAACCACAATGAGTGCGATAGCTATCACGACAAATGTTGTATACACGCTAACCACCTTGGTTTTATCTACTTGAGGACTAATCCGTTAAGTGCATCAAGGATTTTAGATACGTAACTACCGAAAATGTAGGTGCAAAAAGCAAAAACAACCGTGACGACAGCACCGATAGCCTTAATGGTTGTTTTCATTGTGGTGATACTAGTTTCAATACTGCTAAGCCTGGTGTCAATTGACTTCACGTCTTTTTGAATGATTTCAATGTCACGCTTGATATAGCTGACATCAGACTCTAACTTTGCGACCCTTGATTCCATGCCATCGCCTCCTTCGCCTCCAGACCTGTTCTTATCCTTTGTGTTCTCAGGATGGATACGAGATATGTTTTTTTCACTAATTGATGTTTCAATTATATCAAGCATCTTTCACATGACTCACGGAAAAGTAGGCTTGCGCAGAATGCACTAGAGTGTTGTCTTTGCTGATGGATACTCGAATTAAGTAATCCCCGTCAGCATCAAGTTTGCATTTATCGAAATGCATAGACATCGATGTTGCCAAGGTGTTCCTGATCTCATTGTGTCCTTTTGCCTTAATCCACACGCCTTTATCACCGCTTACACTGATTTCTAACTCATTCTCGATTCTATAGAGACAAGCTGAAACCCAATATGGTGTATCATGAATTAAACCGAGAAAGTGAACCTGAAAATCAAGGTCAGTAGTCACAGGTAACTCATCTGTCTCCATGATTAACATGGGTGATTTTTCATCATTTTCAGACTTATGGTAAGGAAAAAGGAATGCTATTTTTTCAGTGTTCATTTCCCATCCCTTAAACGTTTAAGTACATTGATGGTTACATCAAGAGCCTCTTGCTCTGACTTTGCCAGTTGCTGACTGCTTGATGGTATAACCTGCTCTTTATGCATTTTTATCCACAACTGGATAGCAGCAATAATCTCAGCATTGATAGAGCGTCGATTAGTGGCAGCAATATGCGTAAGTTGCTGTTTTATCTCATCTGGCATTCTTACGTTGAATTGCGGATCATTTCTAGCCACGTCATTCTCCTTTTATTTATTGACATGCTAGAACGGTAGTAGTACGCTTTCAATAGTAGTACGGTGCTATCATTTAATGAAATGGAGTTGAATATGCAAGGTGCAAGAAAAATGCCGCAGTTCAATTTGCGGTGGCCTAAAGAAGTATTGGATTTGGTACGCAAGGTGGCGGAAGAGAATGGTAGGTCTGTTAATTCTGAGATTTATCAGCGAGTAATGGAAAGCTTTAAGAAGGAAGGGCGCATTGGTGCGTAAAGTTGAAGCCCCAACTGCGGGAACAGTCAGGGCTTCGGTATCAACAAATCGGATTAGGAAATATTGACATGAAAAGTATAGCAAAGGCACAAAACGATTTCACCATCTTCAAATTCGGCGACAGTGAAATCCGCGTCATCAACAAATGCGGTGAGCCGTGGTTTGTAGCAAAAGATGTTTGTGATGCTTTAACCCTGACTAACTCACGCAAGGCGCTTACTGCACTTGATGACGATGAAAAGGGAGTAACTTTAAGTTACACCCTTGGTGGTGAGCAGAATCTAAGCATTGTTAGCGAATCAGGTATGTATACATTGGTTCTGCGCTGCCGCGATGCTGTCAATAAAGGTTCATTACCGCACAAATTCCGCAAGTGGGTAACAGCAGAAGTTCTGCCTTCAATTCGCAAACATGGCGAGTATGTGAAAGGCAAGAAAACCACTGTTGAGGAAAGAACACCGCTACGAGATGCAGTAAACATGCTGGTAGGAAAGAAAGGACTTCGCTATGACGATGCATACAATATGGTTCATCAGCGTTTTGGTATTGACAGCATTGATGAACTTTCAATTGAACAAATCCCGCTGGCCGTAGAGTACATCCACAGGGTAGTGCTTGAAGGTGAATTCATCGGAAAACAAGAGAAGAAAACCAACGAGCTTTCTGCAAAAGAAGCAAACAGTCTTGTATGGTTATGGGATTATGCCAACCGCTCACAGGCATTATTCCGCGAACTGTATCCGGCATTAAAACAAATTCAATCGAACTATTCCGGCAGATGCTACGACTATGGTCATGAGTTCTCGTATGTTATCGGAATGGCGAGAGACGTTTTAATCAATCACACACGAGATGTTGATATCAATGAGCCAGACGGACCAACGAATCTTTCCGCATGGATGAGACTTAAGAATAAAGAATTACCTCCTTCAGTACATAACTACTGACAGATAACCAACGCAACGACCCAGCTTCGGCTGGGTTTTTTTATGCCCAAAATTCACCGTAGCCATGCTGCGGCGATTCCTTGTATCTGGAGCAAATTAAATGACAGACATTACAGCCAATGTGATCGTATCAATGCCTTCGCAACTCTTCACTATGGCACGTTCTTTTAAAGCCGTAGCCAATGGTAAAATTTATATCGGAAAAATTGACACTGATCCGGTAAATCCTGAAAACCGGATTCAGGTTTATGTGGAGAACGAAGATGGTTCTCACGTTCCTGTTTCGCAACCAATCATCATTAACGCTGCCGGATATCCGGTATATAACGGACAGATTGCCAAATTCGTTACCGTGCAAGGCCATTCTATGGCTGTTTATGATGCATATGGTGCGCAGCAGTTTTATTTTCCTAATGTGTTGAAGTATGATCCTGATCAGTTTAGTTTGAAGCTATCCATGCCTGATGGGGCAGGTGAAATTGGATATCAATATAGAAATAATGTTACATCTTCTTACCGAAGAGTAAACGACAAGCTTGATGAGCATGTCAGTATTCTGGATTTTCATAGAAATGTTGATGGTGGGTTAATCCTTCCTGCACAGAATGTTGATAGTAGACCATTCTTTGAGCGAGCACTTGTATACATTGAATCAATAGGCGGTGGCACTATTTATGTACCGGCTGGAAAATACTATTTAAATTCATACAGTGAAATAGGGATCATAGGCACTGTCTTTAATGCAATATTGCCACTTTGCGATAATGTTAAAATTTTATTGGATACAGCGGCAGAAATAGTTGTTGGTACTTTTTTTGATGACAAGCCTTTCCAGTTGTTTTTTGGTTCTTCGCCTTTGAAACCAAATCTTGTAGACGCTGTAAATAATGTTGTCATAGAAGGTGGTACAATTAGCTTTAGTGGTTATAGCAGTATGATGAGAACAGCACCACTAAACAGAATTGCATTGCAGACAGGAAATATAGATAATCTTCGCATATCAAATGTTACCTTTCGTGATGGTGACTTAACAAACGCTTTAGCGATAGGATACAAAAATCTAGGCAAATATGCAGTTGTTGAGAATTGCAACTTTATTGACCTTATTCAGAACGGAATGAATAACGATCATAGTAGTATCTACCTTAATGCGTCATACTCTACAATTAATAATTGCAACTTTATTTCCACGATAGATAAAGGAAGGAAGATCGCTTGTGCTGTTGAGTTGCATAAATCTTTCAATAGTTGGATTGGTGGTAATGTTGATGGCTATACACGTGGTGCTTTTATAAACGCTATTGATACTGAATCATCTCTTGTAGAAAACACCAGAATTGAATCAGTTACCGCTAGAATACTACACCAGTTTGTAGCGTACTCGTTCGGTTCTAATGGGGTTATAAGAAATAGTCTTGTTTCAGGAAATAATGTAACAACTCTTGCGAGAAGTTCATCCGATACAGATCCTTCAGAATTTGGACCTTGCAGTCTCTGCGGTTGGGTGTCATATGGTAGTTTTGCAAATGCAGAAGGCCTAAATATCGTAGTTGAAAATAATACATACATTGTTGATGAATCAGTACAAGATTCATATAGTTGCGTATTTTATGCAATCGCAAATGTTTCAGGTGTTACTGTTCGTAGAAACAGTGTTGGAGCGAGAACTTTTTTCTACAACCCAACCCCATCACTAAATCTTTACAATTGCCATTTTTATGAAAACAGGTTTGAGGAATCGTATGTACAGAGCGGTTCAGAAAGATTTTTATATGATCTTAACTGTAATCGTATTTCTCAAAGCACTTTCGAAGCATTTGTTCCAATAAAAACAACTGCACTGACAGGAGTTATGAGGATTGACCCATCTACGCTCGGTCCGCAGAATCGTTTTGTTGTCGATACTCAGAATACAGATAATATTGAACACCCATTTATTACAAATTTGCCAGGTTTGCTCGGGCAGGATGGTACAACTTACTCATATCCGCAAAAATGCGATGTCAACATCGGAGTTGGTTCTACACCTGTCCTATCTGTGATAAGTCCGGAAATAAGCACTGTAGACAGAGGACAGATTCTTAACAACGCGAACCTTCCATCTGGTTATGTCGCTCCGTCGTCGTTAATGAAGTACGATTCTACGCTTACAGGAGCTGGTGTCACAGTATCAGGGACGCCATCCGGTAATTATCATGACGTGAGGATTCTACTGATAAGAGAACGTTAGATAGGTCTTGCGCAGGGACGCGCAAATCATTCGGGATTGCAAGGCTTTGTGCTCTTCGATAGTGGTTAAGGTGGTTCACTCCACCTTCTCATCAAGCCAATCCGCCCACCACTGCATCATTTCTCTGCGCTTATCGAGATACTGAGCATGGTTGTAAATACCGCGCACAGATCCGCCGTTGGCATGTGCCAGTTGCACTTCAATAGCGTCAGCAGGCCATTCGTGCTCGTTCATAATTGTGCTGAATTCATGCCTGAATCCGTGACCGCTTTCCAGACCCTCATAGCCGATTTGTTTGATCACAAGCAATACCGCGTTCTCGCAGATTGGCTTCTTCTTATCGTTGCGCCCGGCAAAAACAAACTCTGAGACTGGTTTGGTGATTGAGCTTAGCGTAGTGAGAAGTTCAACCACCTGGTCTGACATCGGGACCACATGAATTTTGCGTCCCTTCATCACACTGGCGTCGATGGTGATAATCCTGTTTTCAAAATCGACGTTCTTCCATAGCATGGAACGAAGCTCTTTCGTTCTTAGGGCAGTGTAGCGTAAAACTTTGGTCGCAATGAGCGATACGATACTTCCTGAAAATGTTGCCAGTGCTTTGTTGAATGCAGGGATCTGGTCTGCAGGAAGAAACGGGAAGTTCTTCTTGCGGTATCCCTTCATGGCGTCAGCAAGGTCAGGTGCCGGGTTATATTTAGCCCTACCAGTGACAATAGCGTAACGGAAAACCTCGCCGCATCTTCTGCGTGCTTTGTTGGCTCGCTCCATTGCGCCGCGATCTTCAAATCTGCGGATTACTTCCAGCAGTTGCATCGGCTCAATATCCTGAATTTCAAGACCGCCGATGATGGGTAAAATGTCGTCATCAAACATTTTGGCAAGTTCAGTTGCATAGCCTACTGACCAGACTTGCTTCTTGTGCTCGTACCATTCCTTGTAAATCGCACTAAAGGAATTGTTGTTAGACGAAGCCTTTTTCGCTTTTACCGGATCGATGCCAACCGAGATGTCTTTCCTCGCAGTCCATGCTTTATCCCTTGCCTCCTGCAAAGTCATAAGCGGATATTTTCCGACGGTCAGGATTTTCTCCTTACCGTCAATCTTGTAGCGAAGCTGCCATACCTTTTTCCCTGATACAGGGACATAAAGGTACAGGCCATTACCATCGAGAAGGCGGTATGGTTTTTCTTTCGGCTTTGCTGCTTCAATCTGCTTAACGGTGAGCAT